TCCTTCATCGACTGCGTCCTCGCCACTCCAGGTCTGCCAGCGACGCACGATCACATCGACGTACTTCGGGTCCAGTTCCATCAACCGCGCGCGCCGGCCGCTTTTGTGCGCGGCGATCAGCGTCGTGCCCGATCCACCGAAGCTGTCGAGGACCACATCGCCCGGTCGGCTGGAATTGCGGATGCACCGCTCCACCAACTCGACCGGCTTCATCGTCGGATGCAGATCGTTGCGCTGCGGCTTCTTGATCTGCCACACATCGCCCTGGTCCCGATCGCCGCACCAGTGGCGCTGCGCGCCTTCCGGCCAGCCGTAGAGAATCGGCTCGAACTGGCGCTGGTAGTCCGCGCGTCCGAGGGTGAAGGTGTTCTTCGCCCAGATCACGAACGTCGACCAGTGACCGCCTGCGGCGCGGAACGCGGCCTGCAGCGTGTCGAGTTCGCCCGAGGACATGGCGATGTAGATCGCACCGCGGCACTGCGCCACGATCGGCGTCAGTGCGGCCAGCAGAAACGCATGGAAGGCGTCGCCGAGATTGTCGTTGAGGATCGGACGCTGGGTGCCGCGGAGCTTGTCCTTCGCGCTGTTGGCGTAATCGACGTTGTAGGGCGGGTCGATGAAGACCATGTCCGCGCGTTCGCCCGACAGCAGCCGATCGTAGCTCGCGGGATCGGTGGCATCGCCGCACAGCACGCGGTGTTCGCCCAGCACCCACAGGTCGCCGGGGCGTGAGACCACCGCGACCGCCTCCTCGGGGACGTCGTCGTCATCGACCTCACCGGCCTGGTCGGTCTCCTCGCCGGCCAGCAGTTCGGCGAGCGCATCCGGATCGAAGCCGGTCAGGTCCAGATCGAACCCGTCGGCCTGCAGCGCTTCCAGTTCGGTGCGCAGCATGGCGTCGTCCCACGCTGCGTTCTCGGCGATGCGGTTGTCCGCGATCACCAGCGCGCGACGCTGGGTCGGGGTCAGGTGATCGAGGACGACCACCGGCACCGCCTCCAGTTCGAGCTTGCGCGCGGCGGCCAGGCGGCCGTGCCCGGCGACGATCACGCCGTCGCCGCCGACCAGAATCGGGTTCGTGAACCCGAATTCGACAATGCTGGCCGCGATTTGCGCGACCTGGTCGTCCGAGTGCGTGCGCGCATTGCGCGCATACGGCAGCAGCCGCGCGAGCGGCCACTGCTCGATCTTGTCCGCGACCCAGCTCATGCCGCCTCCGACGCGGTACCGCAGCGCTCGGCCGCGACGGCATCAAAGGGTTCCCCGGTCGCTTCGAGCGTGATCGGGAGCCCCGGCAGTTGCTGGCGGATGCGTTCGATGGCGACATCGACGTACTCGGCGGCGATCTCCACCGCGCGGCAGACGCGGCCGGTCCGCTCGCAGGCGATCAGCGTGCTGCCGCTGCCCCCGAAGGGTTCGTACACGACCTCGGCCTCGTCGGTGTACGCCTCGATGACGAACGTCGGCAGCGCGACCGGGAAGACGGCCGGATGGTCGATGCCACGGCCGAGCTTGCCCTTGTGGCGCATGATGCGGATGACCGAGTCCGGAATCCGCGTCTTCTGCGTGGGCTGGTGTTCGTGCGACCACGCCAGCGCCCCGCCGTCCCGGCCGCGCAGCGCGGTGGACGAGCCATCGGCGCGCAGGTGGATCTCCTGCCCCGCGAACTTGCACGGCACGATCTTGTTCGCCTTGCGGTTGTGGCGATTGAAGTGGAAGACGAACTCGAAGCTGGGCGCGAGACGGCCGCGCCAGTCGCCCGGCAGACCCGGCCCCTGGTCCCAGACATACCAGCCGAAGCGACGCCATCCCTGCGCGCGCATCCACGCGACCCATGCGTCCCAATACGGCTGCACTTCGTTGTCGTCGTGGACGAGGCCGAGGTTGACCAGCAGTTGGGCGTCGTCGCGCAATGCGCCCTCGGCAGCAGCGAACACCCCGCGCATCAGCCCATCCCAGTCGCCGATGCCGCTGGCGTAGTCGCGCTGCCGCGCATAGGGCGGCGAGGTGATGCACAGGTGCGCGGTCTCGCCACGCATCAGCGCCGCGACGACGGCGGGATCGCCAGCGTCGCCACAGATCAGCCGGTGCCTGCCGATGATCCAGACATCGCCCGCGCGGGACACCGGCACGATCGTCAATGCGGGATTGTGGTCGTCGCCGCTGTCTTCGTCGCCGTTGTCGATCACGTCGGCGTCGGCGTCGCCGTTTTCGTCGTTTGCCGCTTCCGCAGCACGCGACGCAGGTTCCGCCTCGCCGCCCGCCGCGTCGCCGTCTTCCACCAGGTCGAGCAGGCGCTCGATCTCGCTGGCGGTAAAGCCGGTCATGTCCAGGTCGAAACCGACCTCGGCGAGGTCGGCCAGTTCCAGCACCAGCAGCGCCTCATCCCAACCGGCATCGAGGGCGATGCGGTTGTCGGCGATCACCAGCGCGCGCTTCTGCGCCGCGCTCAGGTGCGCCAGCTCGATCACCGGCACCTCGGTCATGCCGAGCCGGCGCGCAGCGAGCAGCCGGCCGTGACCGGCGATCACGCCGTTCTCGCCATCCACGAGCAGCGGCGAGGTCCAGCCAAATTCCACGATGCTCGCGGCAATCTTTGCGATCTGCGCGTCGCTGTGCGTGCGCGGATTTTTCGCGTAGGGAATCAGCGCCTCGACCCGGCGGGTCTCGACGGTGAGGGCGTGGGGCATCGTGGACTCGAAAAAAGAACCCACCGACCATCGCGCCCGGGAACAGGGGGGGAACGCGAACGCAATGGCCGGTGGGTTGGAGAGAAGTGGAAGATCGTCGCGGTGCACAAACGCGCATGGAGCGCGTTTGGACCGCCGCAGGCGGGTCGCGGAGCGACAAGCCCCAGGGATGGGGCCTGCAAACCGTGGGTTGCACCGCAAACCTGCAAACCCGCAAACCAGCGCAAACCTCGGTTTGCAGTCTGACGGTAGCGGGGTTCTGCGGCTCTGCCGCCCGCTGTTGCAGTGCGACAGGGAGGACCCGTAGACCTTGTGGGTCTACAACGGACCTCGTGGGTCGCCATCGCGTCCGAAGCGCGCTGCTTCAGGACACATGACCACCGTGGCACAAAAGATACCTTGTAACCGGGGGTAGTGTTTCATCGTTTTTCGTGTGGTTTTACGATCCAACGCGCGCGCTTGCGTTGCACTGCGTCACGTCGCGTCACGCTGCGCAATCGCGTCCACGATGCGCGGCGGCTGGCCATTGAGCTGCACCACGATCAGCGTGAGCGCGTGCCGCCAGCGCCGCCACGCGGTGGGCTTGGAGCAGTGGTGCGCTGCGCAGATCGCGCGCCACGGCACGTAGCGGGCGCGCGCCCACACCAGCTTGCGTTGCTCCACGCTCAGCCACTGCAGCCACTGCGTGGTCTCGGCCAAGCGATCGACCGCCGCGGGCGTCGCCGGGAAGCGCAGCACGATCCGCTCGTCCGCATAACCCTCCCACGACTGGCGTGCGATCTCGGGCCACAGGCTGACGTAGCCGGCGACCCGCGCCGCGGGCAAGCGGAACGACGTCGCCGCAGCTTCGTGGAAGCGGTGCTCGACTTCGTCGAATGTCCATGTGGTCATGCCGAACGCTCCTGTGCGATCGCCCAGTGCAGCAGAGCGAGCGCATCCGCTTCGTTGTCGTCGACCGGGGCGTAGCCCCAGCCCCGCACCGCGTTGAGCATCGCGTCCTTGTTCGCGTTGCCCTTGCCGGTGGCGTGCTTCTTGATCGTACCCACGGGCACGCCCTGGTACGGGATCTGGCGTTGTTCGCACCAGGCCGTGAGCTGGCCGAGGAAGCCGCCGTAGGCGTGCGCGGCGTCCGTGGACGCATGCCGGCGCACTTCCTCGAACGCGAGCTGGTGCAGTCCGCCCGAGAGCGCCTGCAGTTCGTCGAGCCAACGCACGAAGCGCAGGAAGCGCATGCCGCCGCCCTCGAAGCGTTGCGGTTTGAAGGAGTGGGTGCCGCTGACGATGCGGCGATCGTGCGTGCGCAGTGCCCAGCCGGTGGTGGTGCCGAGGTCGAGCGCGAGGAGTGTCTGGGTCATCGTCAGGTTTCCATTGAGGGATGCCTGACACAGCCGACGCTGTTCGTGGTTCCTCCCTATACGTGCGTGTGCGCGCACGTGTGGGCGTAAATCATGAACTGCGTCAGCTGCGTCGGGCGGGTTAATCGGCATCGGCATAAGGCGTGTATCCAGACCTGGGCACGACCTTCAGGCCGATCCCCTGGAAGCCCCGCACGCCAAGCGGGTTACGCCACTTTTCGATGCCGCGTGCCACGAGCAGGTCCGAGAAGCGGCGCTGCGAGCCGACGAATTCGCCCGCCGCTTCGGCCCACGCCTTCCAGTCGTTGAACAATTCGCCGGTCAGTGCCTTGGCGTTGACCTCGCGCACGCAGCGCTCGTCGATCCACCGCCCGAGCGCATCTTCGGCCTCGAAATACTCCTCGGTCGCCGAAACCACGCTCGCGGGCGGCTGCAGGCCCGCGCGTTGCCACTGCAGACAGCCGGTCAACGCCCAAGCGAGGATGCCGTCGCGTTCGGCCAGCAGCTTCTCGGTGAGTGCCGGATCGCGGCGCGCAGGCGGAATCGTCACCGTGAAGGGAATCAGGTGCATGCGCCGCTTCATCGCTTCGTCGACGTTGCGGATCGCAGGCTTGTGGTTGCCCGCGATCACCAGCTTGAACTGCGGGGTGTACTCGAAGAAGTCCTGGCGCATGAAGCGCGCCGAGACCTTGTCGCCGCCAGTGATCGCCTTGACCTTCGACTCGTTCCAGCGCCGGCCCTGTTCGGTTTCGACCGAGGCGACGAAGCGCGCGCCGCGCAGACCCGCGAGATCCGTCGGATGGCGGTCACCACGCGCCTCCATGAACGTGTCCATCGGCGCGTTGGTCGCGTAATCGCCCAGCAGCGTCGCCAGCACGTTCACGAACACCGACTTGCCGTTGGCACCGGTCCCGTACAGGAAGAACAGCGCGTGCGCGCTGGTCGCACCAGTGAGGCAGTAGCCTGCCATCCGCTGCAGGTATCCCTGCAGATCCGCGTCGCCGCCGGTCACATCGCCGAGGAACGCCCGCCAGCGGGCGCAGTCGCCGCGTGGCGTGGCGGTCGCCAGGCGCGTGTGGTGCTCGCTGCGGTCGTGTGGGCGGAGCCGGCCACTGCGCAGATCGACGATGCCGCTGGGCGTATTCAGCGCGTACTGATTCGCGTCCCAGACCTCCGCCATCGCCGCATGCCGACGGTCGGTGCGCGCGAGCCGCTCCACCCCGCCGACCGTGCCGCTGGCGGCGAGCTTCGCGGCAAGCCGGTGCGAGTCGGCCTTGAGCGCCGCCTCGCGGCACACCGCCCGGACCAGGTGCTGCACCAGGAGCGTGTCGTCGGCCTGCCAGCGCCGCCCCTCCCACAACAGCCACTTGCCCCAGGCCGCGCAGTAGCGCCAGTCCTCGGCGTAGCGGGTGGTGAAGGACAGCGCGAGCGCGTCGTCGGTCGCCCAGACCGAGGCCTCCTGCGTCGGCGTCGCGGTCGCGGGCTTGATGCACATGCGCGGGCCAGATGCGATGAAGCCAGCGACATCGAACCCGTCGGCCAGCGCGTCGGCGGCGTCCCAGCCTTCCGGTTTCTCGTCGGGCGGCAGCAGGATGTCGCAGGAGATTGCGCCGATCTCGAGTGCGGCCTGCGCCGCAGCCGTCGCGTACTCCCAGCCCGGCACGTCCTTGTCCGGCCACAGCAACAGCGCCTTGCCGGCCAGCGGCGACCAGTCGGTCTTGTCGACCGGCGCATTCGCGCCGTGCATCGCCGAGGTCGCGACGATGCCGACGTCGATCAGCGCCTGCGCGCACTTCTCGCCCTCAACCAGGACCACCGTGTCTGCGGTCGCGATGCCCGGCTGGTGGTACAGCGGACGCGGGTCCGGTGGCGCCATCTTGCGACGCTTCGCATCCCACGGCCGGAATTCCTTCTTGCCGCCCGGCGGGTCGTAGCGGTACACCACCGCGATCAACTGGCCGTCGGCGTCGAGGTAGTCCCACTTCGCGGTCGCCGGGCCGAGGTCGTCCATCGGCGGGGTCTTTTTCGGCTTCGCGATCGGCGTCGCGGATGCACGCCCCAACAGGCGAGCCGCTTCTTCCAGCACGCGCGGAAACTCAGCGTGTATGTCGATCCGGAAATGCGCCCCGATCAGGTCGAAGATGTCGCCACCGTCGCCGTCGGCGCGGTCGGTCCACAACCCGGCCTTCTCACCCCTCAGCACCACTTCGAGACTGTCACCCGGACTGCCGAGCGCATCGCCGATGATGAACTTGCCGCGGCGCACCTTGCCGGCCGGGAACAGCATCGTGAGGACCGCCTCCAGGCGCGCGATCAGCTCGACGCGGATCGCCTCGCGCGAGTCGTCCTGCGGGTGTACAGGCGTGGCCGGCTCGGCGTCGTTGAAGTCGAGCCAGTCATTCGCCATCGACGTGCTCCCTCGCCGTCACGATCACGGTCGCGTGGCGATCGCGCCACTGTTCCAGTTCGCCCAGGCGGAACCGGACCAGGTGACCGATTCGGTAGTGCGGCACGCCGCGCGCGCGGCGCTGGACCTTGTTGTTGAGCCACTGCATCGGGATGCACAACGCCTGATGCGCGGTGCGCGCAGCGACCATCGGTTCGTTGAAATCGGGAAGGACATCGGGGGTCATGCGGATCTCCAGCAGCGGTCCTGCCATGCGCAGAAGCGGCACTCGAAGTGGGTGGGATCGGAGAAACTGCGCGGCAGCAGCTCGCCGGCATCGGTGGCGAGCACGATCTGCACCGCGCGATCGGACATGCGCTGCGCGAGTTGACCGTCGAAGGGCACGCGCTCGGCATAGACCTCCATCGTGTCGGCGTTGATCGCGGTGAACAGCGCGGGATTGGCGTGCAGATCGAGATACGCCTGGTACATCGCGACCTGGGCAGCGTAGACCGGCGTGGCGACGGCGAGCCTGTTTTTCTCCAGGTCTCGCCAGGCCTTGGCGCCGAGAAACTTGCACTCCCAAAGCGCCGGGTAGGCGTAGCCTTCCGGGCCGGCGACGAAGACGCCATCGACGTGGCCACGCAATCGGCCGTCGAGCGCGGCGAAGCCGAACTGCGTGCCGTCGTCCTGGCGCGTGCGCAGATCGAAACCCGCGCCGCGTAGCCACGCGACCATGCTGTCTTCGAGTACGTGGCCACGCTCGAAGATGCGCAGCATGCGGCCGTTGGTGTCGCGCCCCAGATCGACCGGCGCGTCGGCGTACTCGTACTGCAGCGCGCGCGTGCATTCGACGCCCAGGCGCGACGCACCGAGGTAGGTGCGTTTGGGCTCGGCCGCGCGCGCCTGCTGCAGGCCGATGTCGATCAGATACTCCAGTCGTCCGGACTCGGTCGATGATGAGTTGAAATCCAGCATCGGTCGGCCTCAGAACGGGATGTCGCTGTCTTCGAAATCGTCCAGCGGCGGCAGCCCACGCAGCGCGCGCGAGTGCTGGTGCTGCTGGCGTTCGTAGGCGTGGATCACGGCGTCGATGACGTGCAGCGCCTGGGACTGCGAGTACTGCGCCAGCGGCACGGCGAAGCCGACGGCGTCGGCGGCGTTGCCGAGCGCAAGCAGGCAGGCGCGCTGGGCATCGGGAGACAAGGGCAGAGTCACGGGAACAAGCTCCTCCAGCGCCGCCGGCTGGTGCCGGCGGCGGGTGTCGTAGAGTTGGTGGAAGGCGTCCTGGCAGCGCCTTGAGCAGAAGGCCCAACGGTGCGGGTAACGCCGTGGATCGGCGGGCGGGTGTCTCAGGTCAAGGTGACCGAACCCGCGTGCCGGTTGGCCGCAGGCCCAGCACCGCACGTGCGCGCCTTACTGCGCCCACGTCGGGCGGCCGGTCGGGGCCGCCGGCCCAGCGTGCGTCGTGGCCGGCGCCGCCACATGGGCCGCCGCACCGGCCGCGGGCGGTGCGCCCGGCGGATAGTCGGGCTGGCCGGGCTCCACCGCCTGTTTGATGATGTTCCGCAATTCGTCCCGGCCGTCGCGTTCGACGTCGATCTTCGCGACGAAGGCGATGCCCTCCAGTTCGTGGAATCCCTGAATCCGACGCGCGGCGGCGGCCTGCGGGCTGTTGTCCTCCGGCCGGACGTTGCGCGCGGAGTTGAGGATGGCGCGCAGCAGGCTGCGGCCCATGCCCGCCCATGTCGGTCCCTTGCTGCTGTGCAGACCGATGTTCGACCAGAGCTTGCGCTTGGCGAACGGGCCTTCCAGCACCACGAACTCGCAGGCCAGGTAGATCGCGCCGGTCTCGTCGCTGCGCGTGGCCCAACCGCCGGTCCAGCCCTGGCTCGGGTCGTTGTAGCCGCCGGGCTTGATCGTCATCCGCACCCAGGCGACGGTGCTCTTGGGGATGAGGTCAAAACTCTGCTGCTGTTCCGCGTCGTTGAAATCGTTCCAGACGGTCATGGGGTCTCCTGCGCGGCGATGGCCGGTGCGTGCGAAGTGGTGGTCGGGGTCGGGGTCGCGGGGCGCGTGAAGTCGAGCCGTTCCAGCGCGGGGCGCGCGCTGCCGGCGATCTTCCGCATCAGGCGGCCGAGGTGTGGTTCCTCGATCAGATCGAGCCGGCCGGAGCGGTCCTTGGCCGGATAGCCCCACGGATTGAGGGTGTGGCAGACGAAGGCGCGGTAGGCCGTGCCGTCGTCTGCAGCGATCTCGGTCATCGTCACGACCTCATCGACGATGCCCGGCAGTTCGAGGCCGGTCTTGCTGCCGTCGATCTGCAACTGCAGGATGCGGCGGCCGAAGTCGTCGATCTTCTCCTCGAGGATGCCGACGAACCACACGCTCTTGCCGCGCGTGTGCTGCAGGTGCGTGAGCCACGCGATCATCTCCTGGCCCATGAGGCCGTAGGCGCCACGCATGTCCGGCTTGCCGGTCTTGTCGGAGTACGCCTGCGGCTGGCCCTTGCTCCACTGCAGGCACAGCCGGCCGGCGACGGTGATCGAGTCGACGAACAGCGTGTGGTACTTCGCAAGTTGCGCCGAATCACCGTAGCGCGCGCAGGCCGCGTCGTAGTGCGCCTGGCTGTAGGCCTGGTCGTCACGCAGCGCCGGGTTCGGGCCGCCGATGTACACGGCGAGGTCGCGGCACTCGCCCCAGGTGCGCGGGCGCAGGCTGTCGCCGGCCCAATCCTCGACCGCGAGGTCGCCCGCCTCCAGATCGAGGAACAGGGTCGAGTCCGCGTCGAGCGTCCACAACTGCGAAGTCTTGCCGATGCCGGATTTGCCGATCAACACGCCCTTCACGCCGCGGCGTTCGGACATGCGCTGGTCGGCACTGATGATGGGAAGCGTCATGTCAGACCTCCTCGCTCGGGGTCAGCCGATACGTCGGCTTGCCGGGCTTCACGGTGCGGGCGGCCTCGAACTGCGATCGCAGCGTCGATGGCCAGTTCTGGAAGCGCGACTCGGAGATGCTGTAGCTCACGTCGATGAATTCCTCGACGGACTCACCGGCCGCATCGATGCGCTTGGCGATCGTGGCCAACTGCGTCTGGTCCCAGGTCACGCGCTTGGACACATCCACGGTCAGACGCACCTCGCCGTCGGCGATATGGACGACGCCGAAGTCCTTGCCGCCATCGCTACGGACGGTGCGGATGCGGTCGCCATAGGTCTGCTCCAGCGCGGCATCGAAGCGCGCCTTGACCTGCTTGAGCCAGTCGCCGGCCTGTTCGAGTTGCCGGGCGAGCAGGATCTTCTGTTGGGGGGAGAGCGCCGCCAGTTGGGCGACGGACAGTTCGGCGAGGGATTGTTCGGCAAAGCCGGCCGGCAGGAAGGTGAGGTCGGTCATGATCGTCGTCCTCACGCGAACGCGCGTTCGCCGGTGCCGCGACGCAGCGCCTGGCGTTCGTAGGCCTCGACGTCCTCGCGGCGGTAGCTGACGCGATTGCCGAGCTTCAGGTAGACGGGGCCGATCCCCATCCGGCGCCACTGCTGCAACGTGCGGTGGGAGATGTCCCAGCGCCGGGCAAGCTGGTTCTCATCGAAGGCGCGGGCATCGTCGGAGACGCCTTGCGCGGGAGTGCGGTCTTGCATGTCTTGCTTCTCGTCTGGCTGCGGTTGCAGCGGGCGAGACACACAGTATGCATCGGACGGCTGGAAAGCAGCTGGAAAAGCGGCTGGAAAACGGACTTTTTCTTTCCAGCTACCGATGCGGACCGTTCCGGGGCGGCGTACTCGTGAAGCAGACCGGCAAGCGCCAGCAAGACGGCGCACAGGTCGCGGGCGGCACCCTGCTGTTCGCTGTGCAGGGTCAGTATCCATCTAATCACGCCGCGCGTCGCTCCATCACCGATATGGTCTAGGTCCTCGATCGACCGGTCGAGCAGTCGCTGCAAAAATGTAGATGCTTTAGTGCAACAGCAGGCGCAGGCAATCGCTCAGTAGCAGAACCAGCCGGTGCAGATTGACCCGAGTCGCATGCATAAGATGGTGTAGGCGCTGCGTAGTATGAGGCTGAATCAGTGCTGCTAGCAGACACAATTTCTGTGTCTCGATGTTGAAGCTGTTCTATGGGCCGACGACTCACTTTGCCCTTGGAACCCGTGGCTGCTTTCGGCCAGTAGCAGCCGCTCGCGATCATGCAATTCCTAGGCTGGGTGCTTCCACTCAGCTTGGGCGCCTTGATGATGAATCAGTTCCAATGATCAAGCCTACAGCTATTTGGGATCCAGTCGCGCCGCGGAGATGATAGGTTCCAAAAGCGCCCGGTGCTCACGAATGAACTGGTCGGCTTTTTCTTCTCCAAGCATCCATCGTTCTTTCTGCTTGTTTCTGTTGAAGTCGAGGACGCCACCTAGCGAGGTGTCCGGCACAGCACGCAACACGGTCGGAAACCCGGCGGCGACCTTCCGCCATGGTACAACCGAGGGTGTCTCCGGGTGGCGGGGGTCCTCTGTTATCTCGATCTCGCCCTCCGCGGCCAGGACTTCCTCACGGCGCCACGTCCATTGCCAATGCACCTTGGGATCTGGATGACTGAGTTCTCTGTTTTCCGCTTCGGGCTGCTCGTCGGGGTTGATGCGCAGCCACAGCACGATGTCGCAGCCTTCCAGATCGACCAGGGGCCGAATCGGTAGGTTGTCGGCCATGCCGCCATCGATATAGCTCACGGTGCCGACACTAACGCTCGACGTGATCCCAAACGGCAAAGCCGTACTCCCCAGCACCGCGCTGGTGCGCTCAGGCTCGTCTAGACGTGTTAGGTCGAAATAACGCGGAATCATCGCCAGTGCCGGAACGGCGCGATAGACGATAGGTTCCCCCGGCTGCGCCAGGATCGGCTCCCAGTGAGGGAAGTCCGGATCGATCACTATCCTTCGCTCGGCTAAAGTCACGTAGGTGGGACAGCGCAGCGGCGACTGGAGGATCTGTCGAATGCGCTCGCGCAGAGGGGAGTGGTCGGTGATGGTCAAGGGCAGCAAATACACCGATCCACGCAGGAGCAGCAGCGAGATCAGGCAACTTATCCATATGTCGGGCACAAACTCCGGCACCGGCTCGATGCGCCAGATCAAATATGCGTGTCGTGCCAGTCCCCCAACGAGCCCCAGCTTGGCGACGGTAATCCACCACCCGTTAGCCATCGCTTGGAACTTGCGAAAATCCTCTGGGCTTTCATTCTTCGGCAGCCACACGCATGCGCCCACGATCCACAACGTAATGAGAGAGACCAAGACTTTGCCAAATGTACCAGCCTCCTGAAACATTGCTAAGGCGATGACAAAGACTGGCAGGAAGTGAATGAAGAAGATCGTCGTCTCCGCGATACGGCGAACCCAGCCCGGATCGACCCAAGCGCGTCGGCCCGACCGGAAGTTGGCCACCATGTGTGGGAAGAACAACACAAACGACAGGTAATGCAGTGGCCACGGCAGACGAAACGGCAGCACCTGTGCCTGATCAAGCTTCTCCCACAAATCCTGACCGTCTTTGATCTTTCCCGTGGCAAACAAGATCGCATTAAGCGCGCCGACAGACGTTCCCGAAACGGCATCCATCGGAACTCCGAGGGCGTGTAATTTGCGCGCGAGCGCGAACGAAAAAGCGCCTTTAGCTCCACCGCCTTCGAACATCCAACCCACTTTGGGACGGCGACGCTGTTGGGTGGTGGCGTCTTCGAAGGCGGTCATCGCTCAATCTCCTAGAGCGTGTTATGAACTTTGAAGGATCGCTGCAGCGTTTCCGAGCATGAGGATGGAAAAGACAACGAAGTGCAGACCCGCCAAGGTTT